GCAATCCGGGCGTCACGGTGTGCCCTTCAGTTCTACTGGAAAGACAGTTGACGTAGGGTTACCAGACGTCCGCCATAAGGTACGGTTGACAACGTTCCAGAGACAGATCAGTGTCTCCAAATAGCAAATCCGTAAGATCCTCGATTACTTCACTCCTCCACTTGCCATAAGTGAATTCAGAATACTCCATAAAATCGTCATCTGAGATAGGTTCGGAGATGTTGTACAGGGACTTAGCTGACTCTGCAAGCGAGGCAGAACCGACAGCTAAGCGAAGATTGTAGGACAACAACTCACGACGAACCTTCCCAATGGGCGTGTCGCATCCTTGAAATCGGAGCAAGAAGAGTTTGCATATCGGACGATAATACCTAAACTCGTAGGCATAAGACAGGCTTTTACCAGCAATGTACTCGTCATCACTGATCTGAGAGTTATTAGCCCTCGCGTTGAACCTGCCAAACGCCTTACCAAGTTTTGGTATCATACGATGTCCGTATGCTGTGGGAACAAATCGCCTAGAGAGAAACTCACATTGTACGAGATGTGTGTGTACCTTTACCTTGGCACTCATACACGCGAGTTTGGCGATGTGTTGATAAGACCTTGCGGCCCGTCTTGGTATCCGACCATTCCTCATTCTAGACAACATGTCGTCGCCTAGAATGAGGGTGTCGGCCTTAAGCCCAAAACGAGAACCGAAAGTAAAAAAAATAGTGCTATTCCAAATTGAATTGCGAAACGTAGTGCTTGTCGATCCGGAAGGAAGTTGGTTCTTAACCCGAGCCTTCACTCCGAACTTTCTGTTTATGACCCGGTAGTGGTTGGCACGCAAAAGGCAACCAGCAAGCCATGCTGGCGCCCCTAATCGTACCATCCACATGGCCTCTAACTGTACTACATCTGCAACTTGTAACTTATCGTTACTTGAAAAATCGCACTCAATGAATGGGCCGTCGCCGTCGACGTGCCCTACGAACTCACTGGGATCTTTAGCATATGCCACAGTAAAGTTCATAGAATTCCTACCAGATTCCCTTGCCAAGTCGAATGATGTGACGAGCCTCTTCAAGCACTCCTTGATAATAGGGCCTGAGATGCAGTTATGGATGTCTGAGGAAGCGTTTACAATCCGCC